AGGACAACCTGTAATTATTGCTAGAACCGCTGATCCTTCAGGTACGTGGATGACAGGTAATATTCTTTCTTATGATTCGGATACTGGTGCTTTATCAGTTCAAACCGTAATGAAAGAAGGTACAGGAACGTTTACAGATTGGACTATTTCTCTAACAGCCCCTGTCGGTATCTCTACTATTAAAGAAAGAGTAGAGATTATATCAGGTAATACTGCAGCAGAAAAATTTAAGACATATGTAGCTACAGCAAATCTTACCTTAACTTTACCTGCAAGTCCATCAGCAGGAGATTGGGTAAAACTTCAAAATAGTTCTACGGTTACAACAATTACAATTGCTAGAAATGGTAGCAATATTATGTCATTAGCTGAAGACTTAACAATTGATGCTTTGTATGTAGCTGTAAGATTAGTTTATGCAGATGCTACACGTGGTTGGGTATTCGGATAATTAAGGAGAATATATGAGTAATTTAAGTCAATTCTTTGGTTCTGGTGGAGGTATCTATAGTCAATTCGTAAGACTTGAATCAGGTACCTTTACTTGCCCTGTTGATGGTTTATACCTAGTAACTGCTATTGGAGGTGGTGGTGGTGGTGGTGGTAGTAGTGGTGGATTAAACCGTAGAGGTGGTGGTGCTGGTGGTTTAGCACAATCTTTAGTTAGATTAAACAAAAACGATGTAATTACTTTTACCGTAGGTGCTGGTGGTTTTGGAGGAAATAACACAAATGGTACGAGTGGTGGTACTACTACTGTAACAGCAACTAACCTTAATTTAACCGCTAATGGTGGAGCAGGCGGCACTACGACAGGTACTTCTGCTGGAGGGACAGCTTCTGGTGGTAATATTATGAATGTAACCGGAGGTAATGCGGGTGACTTCTATTGTTCAGGAGGCGGTGCTGTCGGTGTTTATGGTGTTGGTTACAGTAGTGTTGGAAATTATAGTGGTGGAGCAGGTGTAGGTGGAAGTAACGTAGGACATAACGGAGGGAGTGCTTTAGGTTCACTAACAACCCAAGGTTTAGGGTCACTGCCAACACAAAACGCCTTAAATACTTTTGTTTTTGCTGGTGGTAGACTCCTGAATCCTCTAGGTAGAGGTGGTAACGCAGGCTTTTCCGGAGAACCAGGAGGAGGAGGAGGTAGCGGAGCTGCAGGGGGGTTATTCGCTGGTGGTGGTGGTAAGTCTGGTACTGGTGCTGTTGGTGGCAACGGCGGGCTGTTTGGTGGTGGTGGAGGTGGTGGTGCTAGTGTTGGTGGCAACGGCGGGTCCGGTGGTGTAATCATCGAATACTTCATCAAATAAGGAGAAAACTATGCGTTATGAAATCCTAAACGAGCAAGGTGAAGTAACTAATGTAATCATGGCTTCACCTGAATTTATGCAAGAGCATTACCCTGAAGGTATCTATAGACTTGTAGAAGAGCCTATTATTGAGCAGCATACTTGGAAGATTACCAAACTAGCGTTTAAGAATAGATTTCCACGTAGTAAATGGATTGCAGCTAAGATTGCTTCTGCTAGCAATCCTGTTCTATCGGACTTCTTTGAAACCTTTGAACTTAGCACCTTTATTGACCTACAAAAGCAAGACACTATTGCTAGTGTAAATGCTCTTAAAGACGAATCAATCCCAGAATCCTTCAGGCTTACTCAAGAAGAAGTTGATGCTGTACTCCTAGTACCTGCTAATCCTGAAGAAATCCCTAAATAAAATAAATAGGTGAAATATGCTTAAACTAGCTCTATACAAAGGACCACCTAAGAATAACCTATTGCATACGGTAAGTCATAATCTTACTAAGTTATGGACTTGGAGTAAATATAGTCATTCTGAGATTGTTATAGGTGACTATTGCTACTCTAGTTCAGCAAGAGACGGTGGTGTTAGAAAAAAGAAAATTGATCTTAACTCAGGAAGATGGGATGTAGTAGATATTACAGATAACCCTGTTGTTATTAGTAACGCTCTAAAATGGTTTGATGAACATGAAGGTGATCCTTATGATTACCGAAACATTGTAAGGTTTATATTTCCGTTTGTAGGGCACAATAAAAAACATTGGGTGTGTTATGAAGCGTGTGGAGCCATGCTAGGCATTGATAAACCTCATAAACTGGACGCAGATAAACTCCTATCAGAAGCTTTAAGATTACACGGAGTGAAACATAAAGGAGAATCCCATGACACCTGAAGTAGCAGCAGCAACAGCGGTAGTGTCAGGGAACCCCGGTAGTATTGTAGCAGCAGCAATTGTTGTATTACTCCTTCTTTTACCTCTTTTGTTTAAACTTTGGAATTGGTCTAAAGAAGTAGGAGCGCAAGGTGCTTTATATGCTCAACTCTCAGAGCAAGTAAAAGAACAAAAGAAAGAAATTGATAAGATGTATTCTGAGAGGGTTAATCTTCAGAACCAAGTCTTTGAACTTAGACATAAAGTAGATCAACTAAAATCCTACGAAAAATCTGTTGATGTACTAAAGAAGAAACTCGATGAGAAAGATAGAATTATTGCTGAAAGGGATGCAAAAATTGCTCAACTAATGCAAGAACTTCTACAGATGAAAGATAGAGTTCATAATCTTGAAATGAGATTAAGAGTAGATGAAGCAGCATGGTGTGAAGCATGTCAGTTTAAGAAAAGTAAGGAACATAAAGATGAACAAGATTAGTGCTTTATGGAATCTATTTAAAGTAGGTCAGTCTGTATCTGATCCTTCTAAATGGAAGTCTAGACAAATTACAGTGACTGTATTAGGCGCAGTAATCCTAGCTGTAGTCAATCTTCTAGCTGCTTTCGGTATAAGTATCCCTGTGGATACTGAAACAGCTAATGCTATTGCTGGAGGTATTATTGCGATTGTTAACGTAATCCTAACTCTAACTACTACAGATAAGATTGGAGTAACAAATACACTAAAACTAGAAGTAAAGAAGAATGAAGAAAATCATAGTAGCATTAATACTGATTATCTTCCTTAATTCTTGCTCTAGTATTCATGATTGCAAAGTAAAGGTAAAACCTTCTGTAAATATTTGCAAAGAATACTGCAACGATACAGAAGGTATTTACAGAAATGATTATGTAGTAATAGATAGTATTGATTTGAAGTACATATGTAAATTCTAAGGAGAAACAAATGGATAAGATTCTAATGATTGTAAAACTAATTCCTGCTCTAATTGAAGTTATTAAGGCAGTAGAAGTAGCTATTCCCGGTGAAGGTAAGGGTGAAGCTAAACTAGCAATGGTACGCGGTATCCTAGAAGCTACTGATAATGCTGTAGAGCAAATGTGGCCTAGTCTTGAGAAAGTTATTGCAGTTATCGTAAGTACCTTTAATGCTGTTAAGGCTTGGAAGTGAAAACTAAGGAAGAACTGGAGACTATAAAGAAAATCTGTATAGAGAAGTTTCTAGTTCCTTTTGAGGGTACAGGACCAAAGGATGCAGAAGGTAACTTCATAGCCTACGCTGATCCTATAGGTATTCCTACGATTGCTTGGGGTATTACCTTTAATGAGCAAGGTGAAAAGATTAAACTAGGTGAAGTATGGTCTTATGATCGTGCTATGAAGCACAAGAGTAACATCCTAGATGATTTCCTTGGTTATATCCTAAAGGTGTCCCCTGTACTTCAAGAAGAAGGTAATCGTAGGGTAGCAGCAATTCTATCTTGGGTTTATAACTTAGGTAAAGGTAACTACGATAGAAGTACCTTTAAGAAGAAAATTGATGCTAAAGATTGGGTAGGTGCTTTCTACGAATGCAAGAAATGGAATCGTGCAGGAGGAATTGTACTTAAAGGTTTAACTAAACGTAGAGAAGCAGAGGGTTTAGTTATATACCTTGATTCCTTTGGTGAGGATGATAAAGAAGAGTACAACTAAAAGATATACCCCGGTTTCCTTTAGGGATTCCGGGGTTTTATTTTGCCTGAAATTTGTATATATTTAGACTAATGTTACTAAAGTTACTAAACGTAGGTACTTGCAAAGAAATACCTGCATTGCGCAACTGGTGGAACGTATGTAATACCTTTTACGACTCTCTGTGCAAACAGATAAAAGTTGTGCTGACTCTTTGATTGTCTGTGCATTCTTTCAAGAGCTAGACAACTAGCATTGACACCAGCAATGAATCCCTTATTAAACTCCATAAGACGTTCAGTTGCTTTCCTTTGACCTTCTTCCGTTACAGGTACTCCGTATGCTTCTCGCCTTCTCCAAGAACGATATGCTTCATCAGATACCTTGAATTTGTCATCTAATCCAAGTAAGCATTGTTCAAGATATTCAATATAACTGGCTTGCTTGTTAATAATATCAGTCATTTCATCAAATTCTTTGTTATCAGCTTTGGCTAGATAATAGAATTTCTCAAGTTCTTTATCGTACTCGCAAGACCAATCTATAGTAGCGCCTTCTGGTTTGTGACTCTCATTTGCCCAAAGGCAAAATCCTGCTTCTTTAGCTAAATCTAGTATTCTATCTTTCATTATACACCTCTGAGTAAGTAATTTTCTTCATCTTCCAACGTAGGTAGAATCATATCAGCATCTATCATTAAATCATAGCACTCTCTGCAGACGCACTGATTAGATACAGCAGGATAAAACTTTTGTTCATAATAGTCGTATGCTTCATCCTTGACGGCTACAAGGTAAGAGTCCAATAGATTATCTACGGAATGACCACAAGATAGTTTGTGCATATTTACCCCTCATCTGCAAGTTGTTTCTCTAGGTACTCAATATATTGATTTACTTCTGGAACGTTCGCAAATGCTTTTGGTAGCATTTGGATAAACAATCAGACAAGTTTCCTTACGGTTATTGCGAAGATACTTTAGTTTATCTAGGATTTCTTTACGTGTTTCATTCATGTGTGTGTATTTCTCCTTTACTTAACAAAATAACCTTGATATACCCTACGTGCTGTAGGATACACCAAGGTTTAGGTTAGGTCAAGTTATAATTACTTCACAGGGCAAGCCCCTGAAGCGCAATCATCTGCACCATCAAAATCTACATCAACAGAGATACCTGAGATAATTTTAGTATTAGCTACCATATCTTCATATTGTTCTTTGGTAATTTCTTCCATTGGTGCTTGGTCGAAACCGTGTTCATTGTGAAGAAGGAACGATAGAGACTTGTAGTTATCTTTGTAGTTTTCTTCAAGATATTTACGAATCTCAGGTAACTCTTCCTTGCGGTAATATACTGTACAACTAACACTATTATCAGACCATTCTTTTTGTACTCTCTTCACTTCTTTAAGTTGATCTACAGCGGTCATATCTTTTGCTAGTTTGGTTCCATCTGGATAAGCAAAAGGAAATGACACAACAACAGTTCCACGATCTTCAGAGCCATCAAAGTTACGTTGATATTCTACATGATAACCATGTTCCCTACAAACATTAACAAGAGGATGTTCCGAACTAATACGAATACGTCGAATCATGTACTGACTGTAAGCTGGATGGATACCCGGAGTTACACCCGGAAGTAGACTCAGCGTACCTGACGGCTTACATGTTGTGAGTTTGATACTAACAGGCCAACCTTTACTTTCACTATACATTTTATCGTATTCACGCAGTTCTTTGTATGCCTTATCAAGCCAAGAACGTTGTTCTTCTGTGGCTTGAAGGATACCTGTCATACCGATACCCATGCGCATATTTCTATGAACAATCTTCTCTGTTTCCTTGTGGTGACTCTTTAGTTTCAATGAATGTTTATTCACTCGGTAAAGTAACTTAATAACATCAATTAGTTCATCATAACTTTCAATATTCGGTAGGAATACTTCAGCTAGACAACAAGTTTCAAAATTAGCTAAACTTTGTTCTGCGCATGGATTATACCCTTGTACTTCAGGATCAGGGTATTCAGTTTCACCTAGCCTACCTACTTTACGACTAAGTTCTAGGTTAATTAGACCGAACGGTTCCCCTTTACCTAGATAACCATCCCAAAAATATTCATGCAGTTCTGAAATATCATTACAAACTACACTGTTATTAGACATAGCTCGCCAACTAGGGATTGTACCCATATCCCAGCGTTTTGATAGCAAATACTCAACATCGTCAGGATCACCAATAGCAATCTGTGCAGAACGTCTTACATTACCAGCAACTACGATTGCACCAATGATATTCATAATATCTAGGCAATCAATAGGTCGGACCTTTTTACCTTTTCGTTTCTCAAGAATCTTAGAGATTTCGTTGATACCCCAACAAAGGTCTTCCGGTCCTGATGCTGTACCCCCAAACCCCTTAATTGGGGCACCTTTACCACGAATTAGTTGAGTGCTATATGTAAAGGTTTGCACTCCTGTTTCGTGAGATAGGAATGCGGTCTTAAGTACCTTACCGAGTAGTGCAACCCAACCTTCACGAGTGTCAGGGACAATGAAATCAGCCGAACTATTGTCCATTCGTGTAGGAGCTTTAAAGTTCTTACGAACCTTTGGTAGTTTATTTACATTTTCTTTTTGAATGTTATAACCTACACCTGAACCAAGCATTAGCATATCCATAGCCCAAGTAAACGGACGTACAGGAGAATCAACTACAACAAAGGCACAATTTTGAAGGCTGGATAGACCTAGCTTGCTTACTGTAGTTGTACCTAGTTGCCAAAGGAATCGACCCGCTACAGTACCTTTAAGTTGGAGCATATAGTTTCGTAGTCGTTCTTCTTCTTCTTCAGTAAAACCACAATCTAATTGAATCTGTGATGCTTGAACTACACGATTAACAGTGTCCTTCCACTCTTCAGTTTCAGAATTTGCATCTGATTCATTAAGCCTACGTGCATAGGTACGTTTGTAAGTTAGATAACCTACACTTGACCAAGGGGTTTCAATCTTTGTTTCTGTCATATTATTCTTCTCCTTTCTCTGAGTATTTATCTTTATATTCCATTGCTAGTTGAGCATCAATTGTTAATCCCTTAGCTCGATACAGCTCCTCTAACAGCTTACTACCACTTACTTTATCAATAGCTTCCCTTGAAGCATAGCCTGACTTAATCCAATCGTTATCAATGCGCTCTGAACCTACGAATCTACCACAAGTAACAATCTTATTCATTAGATTTCTATGCTGAGTTGGTGCCTGTAGCTCGATATACTCGTTAATATCCATACCTAGATCGTACAAGACGCCTAGTAATTTCTTATAGTTTGGATTATTACTATCAAACCATTCGTATGTATAATCAGGTTCTATGGCAGCTACGTCTGTCTCTGAGAGAATACGGTACGCTGCGATCATATTTGGTTTATTTTTCTTCATAGTTACTCCCTCAATCTCTTGTTCCACTTCCTTTCATGTACTACTCCAGCTACCCATACAATTACAATAAAGAGTAACTTAAGTATCTTATCACGTAGATATTCAAGTACGTTCTTCATAATTTTCAATTAGTTTATTGAGATAATACATTGATTTTTCCAAGTCTTCCTTACCGTTCTTGCAATCAAATCTCATCAAGTATTGCATTAATTGAACGTAATCAGCGATAAACATTCCTGAGTAACCTTTAGCACCTAGACGATTAGCTAAAACTTCACATACGTCACGTACTTCAATTCTATTACCCTTGATTTGCATCTGGTAATGCTTAGGTTGATTGACCATGCTTCCATTCGTATCTGCTGCTTTACTTCCAATTTTATAAGGAACAAATACTACTTTATGGTAACCGCAGTCATAAACTTTAGTCAGTTTAGCACAAAGTAGAGCATCATTCCTAGCGCAGCATTCTGTGCATTGCGTTGGATTTGCAGGTTTAATTGGAAAATATGTATCACCGTTGTCTAATTGAACTAGATTGCTAGGTGTTTCTTCGTAGCTCATACAGCAAACCCTTCAAAACCTTCTGGTGCATACTTACTAAGATCAGTACCCTTGAAATCAACAGGCTTACGAACTTTATTGTTTTCATCCAGTAGAACAAACACATTCTCACCGTCAATTTCTACTTCTTCAAACTTAATGTTAGTACCTTTCTTCTTGAATGCTTCTACGCTATCAATTGCTGTAGCTTCTTCGGTAGGATACTTCTGAAGGTTATCATACGCTACTTGTTGACATGCTCCTAGTACATCAAACCCTAGTTCTTCTAGTTGCTTTGCTAGACCTAGTAGCGTAACAAAACTATCAACTACACCATCAAGTACCTTTACAGGGTTATTCTCTTCAATTGCTTGCCCTGTTTCCTTTACTTCTTCTAGGACTACCTTATATTGATTCTTAATATCTTCAAGAGTTACTTCAGTAATACCTCGTGCTGCATCAGCAATGTCATTAAATTTATAGACTTCTTCGATAAATGCGTGGAAGTCGTAATCGTAAGTACCTTTTTCTAGTGACATATATTTCTCCTTCAAACAGATGTGCGGATACCAGAAACAACTTCCAGTAGCACTTGACGAATCTCGTTTTTACCCCAAGAGTTCTTAGTCTCTAAAATCTTATAGAAAAGTTGAAGCTGCTCAGTAGTCATACATTTCTCCTTTCGTTATGTAGCAAAATTAACCTAGTAGCAGATTACTACGCTTATCCTTAGAATTCCTTTGAGTTCGTTTCCTGCTACGATGCCCACAAGAATTACACCTAACTTCATCAAAGGAACTGACCTGAGTATACACTAGATTACCTGTAGATGCAATATCTGTAGAACCACAAACAGGACAGTGTTGTTCGTTATCGTTAAAGTATTGACCTAGATTAACAGGATTGTTATCGTAGGCTTTGATGCAGTTATATACTTCTTCTAGTAGAACCACATCTTGTTCATTATAGACACGCATGTCATTTAATGCTTCTGGATCACCATTCATGCAACGAATCCATAGGTTGATACCTTCATGAGTAACCTTACGTCCAGCATTAAAGTAATCTGCTAGGGAATCCAACTTACGACTATTGAATCGCATACCTTTACTAATCTTGTAAGTATCAATAACCTTTACAGTCTTGTGCATAGGCATACGATGCAATGCTAGTCTAGCTTTAAATACTCCAAGATCAAAACTAGCGTTATGCGCTATGACTACTTCCGATTGTTCAAATACTTCGTACAACTCGCATACAACTCTAGTATCATTATCCCTGATAGCTTCTTCTGGTGTCATCACTACGGAAGTGACTTCAGTATCTCCATACCATTTCCAAGCTGCTGATACAATGGCTCCACCTTCAC